GTGTGACTTCACTGCACACCCACGAGTATTATATGCCCCTCGTGAAATGTCAGCGCCTCATGCCAGCTTACTTGCCACCCGCAAGTATGAATGAGCTTGACAAAGCAGATGAATGGGAATCCGTGCGTCTTAGACTAAGTATCCCATTGAGAGCGACTTTGTGGCTCACCCACCCATTGGGAGACAAATGCCACCAGCATGCCTAACCTGGATGTTTTCAAACCAGTCGTAATATTAAAACCAACTAGGCCAACTGTCAACCTAGTAGGAGTAAAGAATTGGTTCAACTATTCCTACTAATACTACTTCAGGTTGCCTATAATAAGACAACCTCGACCCCAAGAGGAGAAGGGTCATTATCAGGATCCGCAAACAAATCTAGAGTGCCTGTGGTCATACGAAGTGGAACATAGGTTTCGCCCTACTACAGCTAAACGACAATGGTTTGTGTACGCGTAGTAGGGTTGCCCTCACCATCCAAACCATTGATGATCCGTGAAGTGGGGGATTCGAAAATTTCCGAAACAGCAGCACCAGAATTGGTGTTGGCTGTTAATGTGGTGATCTTATAGTAACCATTAAATGGCACTGTAAGCTTGGACTCATTATCCTCAAAGACATACCCAAGGCCTTTTATAATGCTTGGAGCATTAGTAAAAGCTGGACCTGATTATGCACTCGTCCAATACGCATGTCCCACGAAGTCAGGAGTAAATGCTGCACCTTCAACATTAGCTGTTGGTGTAAACAACTCAATCTCATACTCAGCAAAAAGCCAAGCAGTGTGAGCTCCATTAGCGCCAGGGGATTGCATGTAAAAGAAAATGCGTGCATAATCAAACCACTTGATCTCTAAATCAACCATCTATATGGAATCCTAGTTAAATAATTACATTTACTAAGGTTTTGCAGTGACTGAAGTCTCCAACCATATCTGTGATGTAACAGCATTCCCACTTGAGAAAAATGCCGCTGCGGTTGGGGCAGGTACATCAGAAGGATCGTAATCCACATACATTCCCAAGGTGCCTGATGCAGTTGTGGGAGCGTGAGGAACCATCGTGAATTTTAGTTTCCTAAAACGATATTTCTCATACTTCCTAGCTACGCCAGACAACCATGGAAAAGTTGCACCATCAGCAGGATTAATTCTCTTCTAAGCCACGTTAAACTGTGTCTATGAAGTCACTAGTTCAATGAGCTCCCTATGCTTGATGATAGTACCATTTGCAGAACTAGAAAATCGCGGATCCTAGTTGCTATTGCTATATCCCATGGAAGTAAACCCTTTGGAAACTGTTT